TTTTTAAATGTTCCACATAGAACAAAGGAAGTAAAAAAATGAAAAAAGAAGAAATTACAAAAGGATTAAAAAAGAATAATACAGAATTATTAAAACTAATGCGATTAAGAATGATTGAAATAAAAAAGGTGCATAAAAAAGGTCATTTAACAGAAATTGAGCAAGCTATTGAAATGATTAGCAAACTCAAGCTATTAGAACATTTATATTATAATTATCTTGAAAATGAGAAGTTTATCACACTTTTAGAAGAAAATTTAGAAGAATAAATAAATAAAAAGCCCTCTCATTTAAGAAAGGGCTTTAAATCAATATAGGTTCTTAACAATCTATGACATAAATAAGTGCCAAAAAAAAGACAAATTTTGGTGCTTAGAGGGGTATTTTATAAGTGCATGTGCTTTACTCTGTCACGAACCTCAGCTCGTTTTGCATTGTTGAAACGGTCTAAGGTTCCTACAAGATAACCTGTAACACGTCTAATTCTCTCGAACTTAACACCCTTGCCGACGATGCCATGTTCATCCGCATGAAGTCTTGTGTACATTATCTACCCTTCTTAGTTTTACCTTTAAGCTCGCTAAGCTTTTTTAAAAGCTTTCCGGGTCTACAGCTTGAACAAAATCCGTCGGCGCCAAGCTCTTTTAAACAGTATTTACATTTAGCCATTGATTAAACCTCCATTAACTTTTTATATTCTGCCTTCAGACTATCGACGGTTTCGGTGTCGTCAAGAAGTACAGCTGTCAGTAACTCGTCCTTGATTTCTGAGATTCGGTTCTCGGTATCTTTCATTTCCTGCTCAAGCTGCGCAGAGTCTATGAGCGCCTGGATTGCTGTCGGTAACGTTTTTACCTTCTTAAAGTTGATGTCTTCCGGCTGGGTTGGAATATCTGTTGCGTCAGAAGCGATATACGTTTTACCGTCCTCGGTACCTAGAACAGTGAAGTCCCAGTGGTTAATACCTTTGGTGCTGTCGATATCAGCTACACCGTGTCCGTATGCCCCTTTGGTGGGTGTAAATGAGTAGTATGCCATTTATTAATTCTCTTTTTTAAATGTTTAGGTAGAAAATCATGAAGAGGCTGAAGTTTCTTCATGAGGAAATTATAACTTGCTGAATGTTCTGCATGTGCTAAAACACTTTCGATTGTATCATAATCATAATATGTAAGTCCATTATTGAATGTCTTGAGAGAGCGCTTGCGAATAAGTCTATAGTAGCGATTAGTGCGATATCCGCAGAAATTAATTGAACGATGTAAGGATTGAATTTTCCATTTGGAGAGATTTAATCCGAGATTATCATTAAGGAATTCAATACAGAGATTCAGAAGAAAATAACATTCCTGTTGAGATAGACCAATAAAAACCATATCATCAACATATCGAATGTAATGTTTTATTTTGAGATTGCGTTTTATATAATGATCGAATCTATCCAGATAAATAAGACCGAACAGTTGAGCTACGATAGAACCAACATCTACGCCAACATCGTGCATAAAGTTGAGAAGTAGCTCAACAATTTCATGATCTTTTATTTTACGTTCTAGGCTCTCACGTATTACATCTTTACGGATGTTGTAATAATAGTGACGTATATCAATCTGTAGGTAGTAGCTATCATTTGGTGATTTACGGATAAATAGTTGAGTTCTGTCTGCTGCACGGTCTGCGCCCTTGCCCTTTCTACATCCGTATGAATCGAATATAAAGCCTTTATCGAAGGTATCATATACGTAATTGTAAATAAGACGCTGTACGATAAGGTCGCGAAACTGTGGTGCGGTAATACGTCTAACTTTTTGTCCCGCAGTACACCAGATGTCAAAAGTTTTTGGTTCACTTACACGATAGGAACGTGTCTTAAGTTCCTTGTATAGCTGTTTTAATTCAGAAACAAAGTTGTGTTTAAAGTTTTGAACTCTGTAGCGATGCTGTTTACCTTGAATGGTCTGAAAATAGGCAATACGAAGATTATCGTATGTAACCATGTCATCATACGATAACTGTTTAGGTTCTCCATCTGAATCATTATGGCAGACAGATGGAGAGGCATAGTTTAGCGACTTGCTAGGACTTAACACCGTCATATCTCACTGAGTATGTCTTATCGACTGTCACAATACAAGGAAATGACCCGCAACGGAACGAATTATTGTCGTTAGAATTGACACGCCAATTGTTGAAATTACGAGAGAACACACAAAACACAATATGCTAAGCCCTACTGCTCTAACGAGTCAGCGATAGCATTATACGCCTTTTTCCATGCACCTACCATACATCCAATCTCATTTAATAAAGTTTCAATGTATCCTTTTCGGTGGTCTTGATAATGGCGGTTGTCGTGTTTGCCGTCTTTGAAGTCGAGTAAACCTAAATCGTAATACAGTGACCACATTGAGCGTAACTTTTCTAAAGTAATATCCAAATCACGTAATGAAGTCTTTTTAAATTTCTTGAAATTACACTCTACAATTAAATCGTGTAACTGCCAAGTGAGAAGAATTAAGTGTTTACAGGTTGAGTATTTTGCATAACTGGGAGCGTGATATACATATTTATGAGTAATCTTTATCAGTTCGGAAAATTTCTGATTTAGCTTATTGTTATATAAGCCTGTGGTGTATGCGTGTGGTGAAAGTTTAAATTCTGCCATAATATCCTTGTAATTTGGTAACCAAACACAAGGGCGCTACCGCACCCTTGATCCCATTAATCACGGAGATATGCCCCGCAACGGAACGAAATATCGACGTAAGAATAGACACGCCAAGCGTTGAAATAACGAGAGAACACATTCTCACGTCCGCCGGCTGTTACGTTCTGTCCGTGTAAGTATAGTGCTAAGTTCTGGGTACAAGGATTAGTATACGATGTACAGTTGCCCATCATGGTATTAGCTGATGATGATACAGATTGCTCACTGTTAGGGATTAACATGAAACTATCACGAGCTTTTGTATCTAATACTCCATTCTTTACTGGTGAAATATACATCTGATTATTGCCATTACCCCAGTACCAAGTGCGTGATGATGTTAAAACAAAATGGTCTGTAGTATCAAACTCATCATAATTTTCTAGTAGGTTTTCAACTGTACCCCATACGTCCTTAGAACCACCAAAGCCATTAGTTAAATCTTTAATTTTCACGGTAGGTTTTAACAGATAAATCTTATTATTAGATACAGCGGTCTGTCCCTGAGTACCACTTGAGCCCGGAGTAGTTACACCAAGACAGAACTCCCATGTGAAATTAGATACTCCCATTACGCCGTTTTTCTGACCGTTATGTGAGTACAGCTGAGGGTTAGTAGTTGACCAACCGTTGTTAGGATAGTTAGCACCACCACGAGACTTCCACCATGCACAGTTAGCAGTTCCTGTAGAGTGCTGACCTTGTAGCAGAGTGATTATATCCAATGCTTGGTGCATGAAGTAGGAAGCTACGAAGTAATCAGAGCCTAAGTTGCGAGCTCGGGTCATCATATCTGGAGGAATGATATCAACCATACCACGAGCAGAACCGTCACCGAATGGATAGACTACACCGTCAATAGTTCTTGCCCACGGCTCATACTTCTGCATAAAGAAACCTTGCTGATTTACGCTATCAGAACCGTCATAGAATGCTCTAGGAGAGAAGTAACCATCTGCATTAGCTTCCGCCTCGCGGTTATATGCATCGTGACTCTTAGCGCCTAACACGTTAGCGCCGTAAACGTCATAATCTGCCTCAGTCTGTTCGCCGTAGCGTACATAGTAATGAGGAATGTAAACGAATACACCGCCATTGTCAGACATAAAGTTACCGTAATTGTCTGAAGTTTTATCGTAGGTGCCGTTCATTGGTGTCATGCCAATAGCTGCAAGTTCATCTTCAGTTGCATCGGGGAATGATACACCAAAACCCTGCCTACCTACAATGCCAATATCATTTGCCTTTTTACCTCCTGCACTGACATACGCAGCAACTGCATGTGGTGTTACTGCCATAGTTCTGTTGTCAGTGTTCTGCTCTATATCATCACACAGCTGAACTTTACCTTTTACTTCTGTAGTTGCATCAGGAACAATAACATCAATATTACCGTTAGCATCGGCTTCAGCATTATTGATTGTACGTACAACATTTTTATTTTTAACTGATAAATTACCTGTTACATTACCACCAGCAAGAGGCAGATAATCTGCTAATTCGTTATTAAGTGCAACTCTTAACCAATAGTTAATATCTTCTGGATTATGAGTGTTTAATGCACTATTGTCTTGAATACAAAGATAAATTTTATCGTTATATCTAACAATTGCTCCCTTCTCATAATCGGAAGTATCTGAATATTCAAATATGCCACCATTCTGATAATAATAGATGTTATCAGCTAATAATTTGAAAAGACTGTTAAAATCTATTCTTCTAGGTGCAACACCACCAGCGGATAGAGGAACTTGAGTAATTTGCGGAAATATTTTTGAGAAACTTGCGTATCTTAAGTCGTCATCTGGCAAATCTTGAACATCTGCTCCAGTGCCTAATGGTGCACTCCATTTTGTAGGTTGTGTCATCTTTTTTTTACCTCTTAAAAAACTATATATATCAAATATATAACAATAAATTTTAAATTAAAAACAAAATTTTATTTAAATTGCTCCGTGTGGAACATCATATACGAAAGTGCCTTGATCAAAAGGGTTTAATCCTGAACCGTCAAAACCAAAAGTAGGTGTAATAACTTGATATATATCAAGATTTACGCCAGCAGGTAACCAATTTAAAGATAAAAGCGCATTTTTTGCTACATCTGGAATCATATCTTGAATTACAAGCCTTAACTCCATTGTATCAGTATGAATTATCTCAATTTTTTTATCTTTAAAAAGTCTTGAAATTATTTGATTTAAACAATAAAGTGAGCTGTCTGAAATATTGATTAAAGCCTTAATAAGAATATAAAATCTATATCCTTCATCAGATAACTGCACTCTACCATTTACAGTTTGATAAAAAGGAGCATTGTTAAATGTTTCAAGTCTTGAATTGTAGCTACCTTCTAATTCCTTGAAACCAAAATATTTTGTTTCTTCCTCAACCTTAATGAATTGACGTGGAAAACCTACAATGCGACCCCAAACGTCTAAGCCGTAGCCCTCAGCGGTATCAAGATTTACAACTTTGTTATAAATAAGATTTATATCAGTTTCAGGATTGATTTTATCCCAAAAATTATAAACAATATTTTTTATGTGAGTTGAATTTGCATACTGAGATTGAATAACTTTATCAATGTAAAATTTTTCAGCCATTATTATTCCTCATCTTCAATAACATTGATTGTAATATTATCAGCTATTAGAACAGGCTCTTTATCAATTTGAATATGAACAAAATCGCTAAAATCAACATTATCTAATGATACTTGAACACTTAACAGACTATTTATATTTGCGTTTAAGATGCTAGGTAAGAAACGGCTTGAATAAATATCATCGTGCATAATAATTCTTGATAATGTTTCTCCTGCAATTTCAACTTCTAGATCTAAACCATAAAAATTGTTGATAACGGCATTTTTAATCAAATTTTCATAATCATTTGGTAAATCTTTATTAAAGATGTTTACTTTTATATATACATTCTGTTGGATAGGTCGCATAAATGTTACAGACTCAACAGCTTTTGTATTTTCATCTGTTATATCTATAGTTGTATTTCCGTTATAGTCACACCCTGCCGATAATGATTTATAGATAGCCTCTGCAATTTCTTGATTATTTCCACCTAATACAGCTACATAAATTGAGTGTGGTTTAAGGTCATAGTCATCTATGGTTTTAACAATATTTGTTTTATTATCAACAACATAACATCCGACAACGTTATCTAGTTGTAAAACTCTAGCATAAACGCTTGATGTTGTGCCACGTGAATTAAGGGCTACACTATCATAGCGACGTTTCTCAAATGCTTGTTGACTTTCTTCAAGAGTACCTACAGTAGCAGCTTGCAAATTATTGACAGTGTCCCAGCCTGCAACAGTTGTAATAATTTTATTTAAAGTGTTAGGTGAAGCAATTACAGCTCCTTCACTTTCGCACTCAAACAATGCAGTAACAGAGCTATTATCGTTAATAGTAACATCTTCTAATAAATCCCAATAAGTGCCATCTGCTGAACTTTGAATTTTAGAGCCTTTTTCAATCAAAGTACCATTCAATCCAGTTAATACACAGTAACATCTTGAATTTACTGCTTTTTTACGCTTAATAAAATAAATTTCAGCTAAGGCATCTTGCCATATTCCTCTAGCTGTCTTCGGATTGAACATATTAGCAAGAAAAGCAAGCTCTGCATCTTTCTGAGTAATTGCCAAAGTTTCAGCATCAATAATCTGACCTTGTGGAGTTTCTGGAGCAGTATTTATATCGGGTGTATCATCAGATTTAAAGGCATTGATCCAGCTTTGGGCGATTTCCTCTCTGACCTCTTGAGGCTCTTGAACTGAAAAGCCTGTTTTTTCATTAAAAATTAACATCTATCTTATCTCCATTTGTCAAAGTTAGCATCGCAACGCCTATAAGGTTTCTATCTTCAATTTTTAGTAATTTTATTTCACATTCTTGAACACCGTCAATCTTTTTTGCCGTTGATTTTAAACGGCTTTTTAAGATATTGAATTTTGCATCAGTCCTTAATTCAATTAAAAAATGTGGTATGCCTTCATCTGTGAAATAATAAGCATCGTTTGTAAATAAACGGAAGGCATTTGCAACGTTTTGAGCAATTGCATAATTTTTTGATGTCTTATCTGTTACAGATAAATCGCCTTTAGTGTCAACGAATAAATCCCAATCATCATTTAATTTTAATGTTTTTTGTGTCATTAGTTTGGTACTCCTGTACTATTGCTTCCACTCTGAACGCCACCGTGAGTGTGAGCATTGAAGCTCTTACCCTTTGAGCTTACATCAGTAGCAGAACTAATCACGCCACTTGCAGACAATGAGCCGTTAATTGTAACATTGCCATTAAGCGTGATATTAGGTGCGTTAATTGTTACGCTCTGGGCAGTTATTGTAACAGATTGAGCATCAATCACAGCAGTATTTGCCTTTACGCTATGTTTTTGATTTGTTTCACAATTATAGCCGTTAGGTGCAATTACCGTTATTGTTTTGTCCTGCTGTATATGTATGTACACTTCGGGCGTTTGTGTGTGAATAGTGCCCACCATAACGGCATCAGAGCCATTGAACTGCCTAAAACTTGCTGGCACTTGTGGTGAGCTTGTATCTTTGCTTATGTTACTAATATCACGCTTTGCACAAGAAAAAATGCCAATGTCGTTTGGTACTGGATCAAGAATAACTGCACCTATTCCAGCTTGTAATCTGTAATGTGGTAAGTCTGAAACTTCTATATTTTTTAATGCGTTACCCTCTGCGTTAATCTGCTGAATTAGATTGATCGCAGTAACAGTTTTTGAACCATTAACACCGTTAGAGGTGCAATTTGTAACCTTACCGACAAAAGTTGTATTTAAATCTTGAATATGCTTGTTTATTTGTGCTTCCTTGCCGTTGAATTCTGATGTACCAGCATAGGCTGATATCATACCACGCTTGTTATTTT